GAGGGAATTACAAGTACAGAAAATACTTAGGACTTGTAATCTTGAAGGAGATAAGAAAGCTCAGATTTACATTACAGTAGCTAAAGATACTCAAGATGAGGTTTGGATTGAGTCAGCTTTAGCACAAATACCTAAACATAAAATAAAATGGATATGAAAGAAGTAATAACAGTAAAAACTAAACTAAAAACAATAGAAGCTTCAAAAGTTTCTCCAAGTAAATATTATGGAGTTCGTGATTCTGTTGGAGATAGAGGATTTATAACCAGAAGTGAATATGAGTCAGGAAATTATATAGTTTTATGTACACCTGGGGTTACAGAGGGTAATGGCTACAATGTAAATACTACTGAATCTCTTTCTGAACTAATAACTTCTTTAGTTAACTCAAAAATTAAAGTATACGAATTTGATACACACAAAGAATTATTTAAATGGTTATCTGAATAATATGAAAACATTAACAGTAAAAAAGATATTTAGAGGTTGTATAGATATTCGTAGTTATGATGTAGAAGATGCTATTAAAAACAATACTACTCTACGAATTAATGTAGTAGGTGAAAAAGGTATATCTACTTATCCTCCTGAAGAATTGAAAGAGCCTGTATTTATAAGTAAGGATATGCCAAGTAAGTTTGGTAGAGATTATAAGTTACATTCTTATACGTGGAAACCTGAATATGAATTTTAAAAACTAATAATATGAACGAATTTATATGTAGTGGTTGTGGTACTAAGTATACTTCACCACAAACAACTCCTCCTCCAGGTATTAAATGGAGTGATGGTCATATATGTACACCTAAACCTGTAGTTAATGGAGAATAATTTTGTGCCTTATAAATTAGCAGTAGCTTTAAAGGAATTGGGGTTTGATGAACCTTGTTTTACTACCTATGATAATGAAGGAAGACTAAGAAATCCTTTTGACTATCCTAAAAGCGAGTATGCAGATAATCTTCCTTATATAGAAGATACTAAAGAGTGGATTTATAATAGTGATTTGAACAATCCTGCAAATTTTCATGCTGCAAAGAATCCTACGTTGTTGAAATTCTATTTAGATAATCCTTTTACTGCTGCACCTCTTTGGCAAAGTGCATTTGTTTGGTTTAGAAAACAAGGAATTTATTCTGTTATAGAGCCTAGAACAAATGAAAACAATGAAATAGTTTATTGTATTTATGATGGAGAAGTTTGTGCTGCGTGTATAAAAATATATAACACTTATGAAAAGGCTCAGTTAGAGGAATTAAAACTTTGTATAAAAATTTTAAAATGCAAAAAGAAGAAATCTTAGCATTACATAGTTTAGCAAGCTTACGTAAACCAGAGATTACTAATAATGTGGAGTCTCTGGTTTTGTATTTCAAAGAAGTATTTGATAAGGAAGTTACAAAAGAACAACTACAACAGGTGTTAGAACCTACAGTAGAAGAAGATGAAGAAGATTTAAGATTAATTTATAGTAGATTATGAAGTATGAATTATATGCGGGGTTAGAAGATGTATATCAAAAGGGATTTAGGTATGGTACAAAGACAGGACTTATTTCTGCTTCTACTATACTTAAGTTTGTTTCTGAAAAGAATAATATTTCCATAGCTGCTTTACGAAATCCTTCAAGAAAGAGAGAAATAGTACAAATAAGGCAACAATATGTATGGTTGTTCAGAGCTTTATTAGTTAAAAGAGGTGTAATGGATTCAATGTGCTTTAAAAGAAGTGCAAAAGTACCTAAGAATGTATCTAACAATAATGAAGTAATGTCACTTATAGGTAAAAGCCATTGTCTTGCAGAGCATTGTTGGGAATCTTATGAAAACTTATTTCTTACTAATAAACCCCTTGAAAAGAAGTCAAAAGAAATGTTAGAAGAACTAGATAAATTGATAGTATGATTTGGATTGTAGGAGTAGTTTTTGTATATTTACTGTATAAAGAATGGAATTACTGGATATACAAAATAGGTAAGGATAGTAAAGGTATTTATGTTGAATACCTAAAGAGGTATGATAAAGTTCCTGGTATATACGTTGGTTATAATATAGGTAGATTTTATTTCAAAGATTTATTTAAGAAGAAAAAAGATTTGTTTTAATGGACATATTGTTTAAAGTAAGAGACTTAGGAATAAGTCCTGATGACTATTCTTATCTCTTTTTACGAGCAAACAATCAAGATACAGAAGGATATGTATTAGATTGGTCTTCTTCAAGATTAGAAGAAAAAGGGTATATAAAGGTACTTTCTGAAGGTATAATCTTACGAGAAAAAGCTTTAGACCTATTCTTTGATAAAGGAGATAAGTTTGCTTTATTCTGGACTAAATATCCTATTAAAGTACCTAATGGAAGAGGGCCAGGTTATAGAATACTTAAAGCTAAAGGACTAGATACTAAAGAAGCTGAAGAATGCAGAAAGAAGTTTGAAAAGCTACCTGCTGATAAAGACATAGTAATAGCTGCTTTAGATAGAGAGTTAGATTATAGAAGAGCTGGTAACAGTTTATCTTTTATGCAAGATGTAAAGACTTGGCTTAATCAGAGGACTTATGAGAAGTATTTAGATGATATTATTGTTAATAAAGTAGAAGAAGACAGACTATAATGTTTAAAGAAGTAGTAGATATAATAAAGAAGAATAAGGAGATTAAAGACTCAGGTAAACTGCTAGGTATACCTTGGTTAGATTTACCTAAACTGAATAGCGTAATTCCAGGAATACAGAAGAAAAGAATGGTTATAGTTACTGCTTCATCAAAGGTAGGTAAATCAATGATAGCCAACTTTTTATTTATGTATCAACCACTTAAGTATAAATTACAGAATCCATATATTAAACTTAAGATATTCTACTTTTCTTTGGAGATTAGTAAAGAGGAGTTATTTCTACAAGTTATTTCTAAAAGACTTAATGAAGTATATAATATTACAATAAGTCCTGAAAACTTATATTCTTACTTTAAAGATTACACCATAAATGAAGATGTAATACAAAAGATAGAAGCAGAGAAAGAATATTTTGATTTATTTGAGAGTACAGTTGAAGTTATTGGACACATCAAAAATCCTACAGGGATTTATAAACATGTAAGAGAATATGCAAAAGCAAATGGTACTTTTTATTTCAAAGGTTCAAAAGTTGATCCTACAAATAGTATATACGATTCCTATAAACCTAATAATTCTGATGAATATGTAATAGTAATTACTGACCACTTAAGTTTGTTAGGTACAGAGAATGGTGGTACACTAAGAGATGCTATGCAGGATTATAGTAGTAATTATGGGTTAAAGATGAGAGATAATTTTGGTTACACAGTAGTAAATATACAGCAACAAGTAGGTTCACAAGAACAACAGCAGTTTACTTTTAAAGGTGACTCTATTGTAGAAAAGCTAAGGCCTTCACAAGATGGTTTGGCAGACTGTAAGACTACGGTCAGAGATTGTAATTTGCTAATTGGCCTATTCTCGCCTGTAAGGTACAATTTAGCTGAATATGCTGGATATAACATAGATGTAATGAGAGATAATTACAGAGAGCTTTCTATAATCTTAAATAGGAATGGTAGAGGTTCTACTAATTTAGATTTAGGATTTGTAGGTGATTGTTGTAATTTCTTTGAATTACCTTCTCCAAAAGAAGTAAATTATACTAAGTTTAAAGAATGGAAAAAATCATTAACAAATAAATAACAATTAAAAATGGAAGAAACACAAGTAGAACAACAAACAGAACAGGAGATTCCTCAAGTAAATGAAAAACCTCAAGTAAAATTTGATCCAAGTTTGGATAAGTTTACTAACGTAAAAACACCTGAAAATCTATTACAAGCAGTAGATGTACTTAACACTACATTAAGTATTAAACTTAAGTATTGGATGAAAGGTGAGAAAGGTCAAAATCAGTTAGTAGAAACATCTATTTGGACAGATGAAGAGATTCAATTTCTTAAAGGTAAATTAATTAACTTTGTAAACTTTATTCAATAATGGCAAATTTAATCGGAATTGTGGGGTCATCAGGTGATGGTAAGTCAACAAGTATTTTTCCTAACGCAGATATAGGAATAATAGGATTAAATCCTGCTGAAACACTTTACATTAATGTATCAGCAAAACCTATTCCTGCAAGAGGAGCTAACAAAATGTATCCAAAAGATAAGAAAATATCTGAAGGAGGCAATTATTATCAAGGTGATAATATGGATGAAATTCTTAAGTTAGTTGATTACTGCTCTACAAATCGTAAAGATATAGTAAACTATGTGATAGATGACGGAAATTATCTTATGGCTTTTGATATGATGGCTAAAGCTAAAGACAAAGGTTACGAGAAATTTACGGAAGTAGCACAAAAAATGTGGAAGATAGTAGATAAACTACGTAAGTTGCCTGAAAATGTAGATGTATTTTGCCTGTTTCACCAAGAGAAGGGTGAAGACGGTAAATTAAAGATTAAAACTTCTGGTAAACTAATCGACAATTCTATTTACCTTGATGGCTTATTTACTACAATACTTTATGCACGACCTATTTTAGAAGATTTTAAGACAGGTAAAATGAAGTATCAGTTTATGACTCAAACAGATGGAGAAAGCACCTGTAAATCACCTGTAGGTATGTTTGCAGATAAATACATTCCTAATGATTTAGGATATGTAAAAGAAACAATCTATAAATACTACAATGAATAATGGGATTAACACTAAGATTTGGTACTAGTAGATGGCAATTTTGTATTATATCAATAGTTTTAACAGCTTATAAGTTTAACTTTAATCTATTAGAATTAGATATAGTTTCAAAAGAAGAACCAATATCATTATTAACAATAATAAAAAATAGTACTTACACAAGAATAGAATTTTTTAAATATAACAAAACAATTAAAAACAAATAACAAATGAGCAAAGTTTTAGATTTCAGTACAGCAACAGAAGCAACAGCTTCACAAGGTTCAACTTTAGTACGTCCAGGTACTATTGACAAGTTTACAGTAGAAAAAGTAGAGATTAAGACAGTAGGTGAAGGTGATAATGCTAAAGATGTAGCAAATGTTACATTTACTTCAGCAAGTGGTAATCTTCGTGAGTCATTCTTTATTACACAGAATGCTTTACCTCGTATTAAACACTTACTAAGCCAATTCCTTCGTAAGCCTTTTGAAACACAAATGACTTATGACCAACTTGTAGCTACTCTTAATGGTCTTGTAAATACTTCAGCATACCTTCGTGTTACAGGTAAACTAAACACAGATAAAGGTACTGTATACCCAAACCTACCTTTTGGTGGTTTTGCAGCACAGTCTGCTGAAGAACTTTCTTGGACTCCAAAAGAGCAAGCACAACTTGTAGAACTACAACAAGTGTTTGATAACTACAAACCTAAGAAAGAAGGAGAAGAAACAGCTACTCCTGTAGATACTGTATCACCATTTTAATTAACTTAACCCAAATCAGGGGTATGGAGAAATCTGTACCCCTTTTTTTATTTTAAAGAATGTTCATATTCAAGGAAGAACTAACAAGAGAGAATGTATTTAGCAGAGTAACAGAATATGATATATTCTTGAATTACTTTGGTAGATTTGTATTAGATAGAAAGTATAGAAGTCCTTGGAGAAGAGATACAGACCCTAGTTTTGTTATTACAAATACACAAAGTGGATTGAGATGTAAGGATTTTGGAGATGGTCCACAAATGGATTGTGTAAACTTTGTAATGAAACTATTAGGATTAAATTATTATCAAGCCTTAGCCCAAATTAATGTTGATTTTAATTTAGGATTAGCAGGAGAACCACCTTTAAGAATGATAAAGGAACCTATCATTACTGGAACAAGGATTTCTCCTGCTCCTAAATTACCTGTTTCTATTGAAGTAACTACTCGTGAGTTTAATCAACAGGATATAGATTTTTGGAGTCAATATTTAATTACAATAGATGAGTTAGAAGATACTCTGCCAATACAACAATGTCTGATTGATGGGTACATATATTACAACTATCTTCCTAAGTATAATAACGTAGCTTACTGTTATTATTTTGATGATAAAAAGAAGATATATATACCAAAGGCTACTAAGTACAATAAGTGGCGTATGAATTGGAATAGCAGTTGTATTGATGGGTATAATAAACTGCCTGAAAAGGGTGATTTGCTGATAATAACAAGCTCTAGAAAAGATAGAATAATATTAAGTAAGTTAGGATATGTAAGTATTGCTCCACCTTCAGAGAATACATACATAAAAGATGAAGTAATTACAGAACTGAAACAAAGGTTTACTAAGGTATTGCTTTACTTGAATAATGATGAAGAGGGAATTAAGTTTGCCAAAAGACAGTCAGAGGAATATGAAATAGATTATATACACAATGAAACAGGCGAACCTAAAGACCCTTCAGATTTAGTAAAGAAATACAAAGAAGAAGGATTTGAAATGATAAATAAACTTATAGAGAATGTGGTATTATAAAGGAAAGCCTATAACTCCTGAAGATATTCCAGAATGGGCAATTGGCTTTGTGTATTGCATAACACATGTGCCTAGCAATAAGAAATATTGGGGTAAAAAGGTATTAGTCTTTAAACGAAGAACTAAGATAAATGCAAAAGAAAAGAAACTTACTGGAACTAGAAAGACTTTTAAAGTTGTTACTAAATCTTCAGGTTGGGAAAGTTATTGGGGTTCATGTATCCCTTTGCTTAGTGATATAATGGAAGAGGGGAAAGATAAATTTAAAAGAGAAATTCTTATGTTTTGTCACAATAAGAAACATTTGAGTTATTGTGAGTTAGAAGCACAAGTAAAAAATGATTGTCTTAGAGTGGATAGTTACAACGGCACAATTTTAGGAAAATGGTACAAAAAAGATTTGATTAGATGATAGAGATAAAACAGGAGCTTAAAGACCTTGCAGTCTTAGAATATGGATATGAGGTGCTAGATATGCTATCTACAGCTCCTTATAGAGATGTGGCAGATTATTTAAAAGGAAGAATGAATGAGTTAAAGCCTGATTGTGATTTTGAAGAAGTAAAAGATATTACAGTATGGGCTAGTGATTTAGATGCTTATAAGCGTAGAGCTTATATATACCATACTTACGTTTCTACAGTTATAAAATATGAGTTTGGGGACAGTCTTAAGTGATACAGAGAAACTTGTGAAATGTATGTTTTTTAGTAATGCTCTTTTGTATTGCTATGATGATATTATGGTTAAACCTTTGATAGCTAAAAGGATTAGCAGTAAAGTAAATCCAGCAAGAACTGCAATAGAAAAAGAGTTACAATTTTTTATGAAAGATTTGTATGATGAAGATAATAACAAAACACAAGAAATCTTGGAACAGTTAGAAGGTATTGCAGAATCAATAAGTAAATTACAATTACACGAGTTGGAAGAAGTAAATAAAGCGTTGAAAAATGATAATAGATAAAGAAAGTAAGGACGTAATAAAATCAGAAGAATTAGGAACTAGTATTAAGTATAGTATAGATACTGATAATTTCCCTTTACTGTTTAAAATGTTAAGGGATAACCTGTATCAGAATAAAGAATATAGCATTATAAGAGAGTATGTTTCTAATGCAATAGATGCTCATCAAGAAGCAGGAGTAGACTCTCCTGTAATAATAGAGTGGATTGATGCTTCAGAACTAATGGGTATTGATACTCAGCTTAAAATTGTAGATGTAGGTATTGGAATTTCTCCTGATAGAATGACTAATATATTTGGTAAATACTTAAGTTCTACTAAACGCCTGAGTAACAATCAGATAGGTGGCTGGGGGTTAGGTAATAAGGCGGCTTACTCTTATAGTGATAGCTTTTATGTAAAAACATATTATAATGGTACAGAGTATCAGTATAATTGTTATATAGATGAAGATGATTTAGGTAGTATTACTCTTATGTTTCAGCAACCAACTGAAAGGGGAAATGGTACTGAAATTATTATACCTGTAAAACAAAGAGATAAGTATTTATTTGAACAAGCCATAACTAATCAGTTATTATTCTGTAACATAGAGGTAAAGAATCTATCAGTAGACTTAAAGAAAGAAGTTACATACGAAGATGATGATTTTATTCTTACTAACAGAAGTGAAGATTTACGTTTACTTAATGGTAAAATACTTTACAACATAGATTTACGTAATCCTCAGTTAGAAGAATTTAGTAACCTACGTAATTTAGATGGTGTTGTAGTTAAATGTAACATAGGAGAAGTAAAAGTTACTTTATCAAGAGAAGATTTAGACTATACAGGTAAAACTATAGAGTTGTTAAAATCTAAATTTGCCAAAGTAAAAGAAAAGTTAAAAGAAGGCTACATAGAATCTATTAAGAACTGTACAACTTTCAGGGAATTTAATAATCTTTTGGAAAAGCAGATTAAGCCTAAAGTACAGATTAATAAGTATGATAATGGTAAAATCTTTGTGT